AGTGCCGCTCCGGTCAAACCGGAAGGCAGTGCGATTGCTTATGACAACGCACAAGAAGCATGGACCGCAAGGTACAACCACGAAACCATTGCTATGGGCTTTTCGATCACCGAAGAGGCCGTGGAAGATAACCTGTACGACAGCCTGTCGTCGCGTTACACCAAAGCATTGGCTCGTGCCATGGCTTACACCAAGCAGGTGAAGGCAGCAGCAGTTTTGAACAACGGCTTTAACTCCGTCGTTACCTATGGTGACGGACAGCCTCTGTTCTCGACAGCTCATCCGCTCATCTCTGGTGGCACCAACAGCAACACGCCTTCTACCGCTGCTGACTTGAACGAAACGTCGTTGGAAAACGCCGTTATTCAAATCGCAGGGTGGACGGACGAACGTGGTCTGTTGATCGCAGCCAAGCCACGCAAGCTGGTTGTTCCTCCGAATCTCATGTTTACAGCAACCCGCTTGCTGCAAACCGAGCTTCGTGTGGCTACAGCAGACAACGATGTGAACGCGTTGAAGATGATGGGTTCAATCCCTGAAGGCTACACCGTCAATCACTTCTTGACTGACACCAACGCTTGGTTCCTCACCACCGATGTTCCTAACGGACTTAAGCACTTCGTGCGGACACCGTTGAGTACGTCAATGGATGGAGACTTCGACACCGGAAACGTTCGTTACAAGAGTCGTGAACGCTACTCATTTGGAGTGAGCGATCCGCTCGGTATCTTCGGAAGCCCCGGAGCTTGATGTAAATCAAGCACTTAGCGCAGAGAACCCCGCTTCGGCGGGGTTTTTTGTTTTCTATCATAACTGTGGTACATTACCTGTTACTAAGTCACAGGAGATAAAATGGATACCACGAACCTACCCAAAACCCGCAAAGAAGCCAAAGATTCAGGAGCCAAGTATTACTTCACAGGCGAGCCGTGCAAGCATGGGCATATCGCACCACGCAAAACAAAAGGGTCATGCGTTGACTGCTTAAAGGTGGAGTGGCAAGAGGCAGCAGAAAAACGCGCAGATTACTTCCGGGAGTACAACAAAAGAGATGATGTTAAAGAAAGAAAAAATGCATGGTATGAAATCAATCGCGAACAAGTGATTCAAGCTGCTGCTACACGTCCTCTAGAAGTTAAGCGTGTATATCAAAAAGCATGGAAAGAAAAAAACGTTGTATGGGTTCGTGCAGATACCAAATCAAGGCGAAGAAAACATAGGTTAGCAACGCCAAAGTGGTTAAGCAGAAAACAAAAGTCTGAGATTCGGCAGATATATCAAATTGCAATAACTATGAGTAAGACCACTGGCGAACAATATGTTGTAGATCACATTGTTCCTCTAAGATCTGAACTTGTATGTGGGCTGCACGTACCATGGAACTTGCGAGTTATCCCCCAGCAAGAGAACCTTTTAAAGTCAAATAAGTTAATTGACACCACCCATAGAAACTGATACAAACATACTATTCCGGGGTTATCCGGTGTATTAGACAGTCCCGGCTGACGAACATGCAGACTAATACACCGTATCGCATGTGAGGATTAAATGGCTAATACCACATTCACTGGTCCAGTAAGATCGGTTGCTGGATTCCAAGATATTTCAGTTAATAGCACGACGGGTGCTGTCACTGTTGACGCAACGTTTGCTGCTGCTACTACTGTCGCTTCGCTTTCTGCTACCGGTAATGTAACCGCTGATAGCGGAACTGCTCCTACTGCTGGCGGCATGGCAGCGTTTCTCGCTTCCTCTACCGCAGGGCTTGGTATTTATGTAGGTTCTGGCGCGCCAACTGTGTCAGCGGCACAAGGTTCGTTATATCTCCGCACTGATGGGTCTTCGACCAGTACTCGCGCCTACATCAATACGGACGGTGCTACGACTTGGACTGCTATCACGACCGCAGCCTAATTAGGAGTACGTCATGGCAATGCAATATGACGTTAAGTCGGCGCATCTAAACGCATCTGGAACCGTTTATGCTGCGCCTGCTCGTGTTAAAGGATTTTCAATCTGCGCTACGGCAAGTGTTGCCGGAACGTTGTTATTGAAAAATGGTGGTTCTAGCGGGACGACTTTGATTGAAATTGACATCCCTGCTAATTCAAATCCTAATTCTTTCTACACATTAGTTCCTGGCGAAGGTGTTCGATTCACGACCGACATCTACGCAAGCTTGACTAAACCCAAAAACCGAAAAAGATGCTAACCGGCGTAAGTCTTTTTGTGCAAGGATGAGTGGGATGCCTGGGCCAATGAAAGATGAAAAAGGGCGACCAACGCGCAAAGCGTTGTCGCTAAAAGCTTGGAAGTGCTAAATGGACCCGATCATTCTGTGGAACCTAATCACTTCGTTTCTAGTGGGGCTGGTGATGTTCATGCTGAAGAATTCTTCTGATGAACAAAAACGCATCCAGATTCTCTTGAATCGAACACGAGAGGAGATTGCTCGTGATCACATCACTCGCGCAGAAGTTCGTGCAGACCTTGAAAAGATTATGGAAAGATTTGACTCAGGCTTTGAACGGCTTGAAGCAAAAATTGATGCCCTCGCAAAGAAAGGATGATCATGGCGATAGTAAATAATGTACCTAGCCCTCCAGATATGGAAACGTCAAAATACGATCCACGTCTTGCTCCAAAGAAACCCAAACCAAAACCAAAACCCAAACCCAAGACGGCGGATATGGGCGTTATGGATATGATGAGCGAAGAAGTTGTGACCGCAAAGAGTGGCGGCATGATGTATTCCAAAGGCGGGTCTGCTTCTAGCCGCGCTGACGGTTGCGCTAAACGTGGCAAGACCAAAGGTACTATGGTGAAGATGTAATGCCTACTGTAAGTGACAAACAAGAAAAGTTTATGCAAGCAGTGGCGCATAACCCTAAGTTTGCCAAGAAGGTTGGTGTTCCAATGTCTGTTGGTAAAGAGTTCACTAAAAAGGATGGTGGTGAAATGAAAGAACCCAAAGCAATGATGAAGAAAGAAGTTGGTTTTATGAAAGCCAAAGGCGCGCCAAAGTCCATGATCAAACATGAGATGGAAGAGATGAAGGGCATGAAGCGCGGTGGTAAGGCTTATGCTGCTGGCGGTCTTGCTGCTGGTCATAAAGCTGCTGATGGTATTGCCAAGAAAGGTAAGACCCGTGGCATGGAAGTAACCATGAAGGGATCTACCGGCATGAAGGCTGGTGGTAAAGTTAAAAAGATGAACTACGGCGGTAAGTGCTGAGATGCTAGCTTCTCGTGGCATGGGGGCAATCATGCCCTCAAAGATGCCCACGGCTCGGCGTAAGAAGCGTCGAGACGATACGGACTTTATGGTTTTTGCAGAAGGCGGTGAGTCTCGTGTCAACGAAGCAGGAAACTACACAAAGCCGGGGATGCGTAAAGCATTGTTCAACAGCATAAAAGCTGGTGGCAAAGGCGGATCGCCTGGGCAGTGGTCAGCTCGCAAAGCACAAATGCTTGCTATGAAGTACAAGCAAAAAGGCGGAGGTTACCGTGACTAAGGATTTTCCGGATCTTAATGATGATGGCAAGGTAACTCGTGCTGATGTATTAAAAGGACGTGGTGTTCCGGGGTTTAAAGGTGGTAAGTGGATTAAAGAAGCCATCAAGAAGCCTGGTGCGTTACGTAAGTCATTAGGTGTCAAAGGTGACAAACCGATACCCGCAGGTAAGTTAGCTAAGGCAGCAAAGGCTCCCGGTAAAATGGGGCAACGAGCAAGGCTGGCTCAGACGTTAAAGAAGATGAAGTGAAAGCACCGCAGCAAAGTCTGAAGAATTGGACTGACCAAAAGTGGGGGACACGCAGTGGCAAACCTAGCACACAGGGTTCAAAAGCAACTGGCGAACGATATCTCCCGGAGGCGGCAATTAAATCTCTTACACCTTCAGAGTACGCTGCGACTACAAGAGCAAAGCGAGCTGGAAAAAACGCAGGAAAACAGTTTGTTAAGCAACCGGCAAAAATTGCCGCAAAGACTGCGAGATTTAGATGACCACTAGCGGTTCAACTGGTTTTTCACCAGAGTTCACAGAGATCGCTGAAGAAGCGTGGGAGAGGGCTGGCCGAGAGATGCGGACTGGTTATGACCTCCGTACGGCACGGCGTTCTATGAATCTGATGACTATTGAGTGGCAGAACCGTGGCATTAATATGTGGACGATTGATCAGGGAACGATCACCCTGACAGCAGGCGTAAATACCTATGCTTTGCCCACAGATACGATAGATTTACTTGAACACGTTATCCGTACAGGTCAGAACGTTTCATCGACTCAGGCTGATTTAACGATTGCCAGGATTAGCGTTTCAACCTACGCTACCAGCCCTAATAAGTTACAGCAGGCGCGTCC